TCTGCACCAGCTAAACCAGTTGTTGTACTTCCAGCAGTTGTATACACAATATCAAAGTTACCGTGTAAATCAGCAACTGGGAAAGTGTCATCCGCTTGAATTTCAAATACAACCATAGGATCGTCAATTATGAAGGCCTCAATATCTGCGGCCGCTGTAGAAGCAGGGTAAAAATTGGAAAAAGTTTCTTTTCCTGTTGAAGGATCTGTATACCTACAACCATTAAATACACCAACAATAGGTACAGTACCGCCATCGGCGTGTACTTCAACTGTTCCGCCAGTGACGTGCATTACCATATCACCTTGGAAAATTGCTGTTCCATAGTTGTTAGCTATTCTGTAACGGCTTTGTCCGCCAGTATAGGGTGTTCCACCTATTCTGCCGATTGGACGAAGTCCGAAAGGGGCATCTCTATTTGCCATGATAAAACTCCTTTAAAATAGTTAATAAAATATCGTGGCATAAAAAAGCTAAAAAATTAAGACTTTCTATTACCACCAAAAGTTACACGAGACTGTCTGTCGATATTAACAGGCATCTCTGGTCGTTGTTCCCTTAAAATGTCATTATCAACGGCTTTAACTTGATCAGCAGTAATTCCTTGAAAGTACTGCTTGCGTTGTTCGACAATCTCTTCAGGTATCCTTGCCAACACAAGGCCACCAACTCCGATTAACCCCTGATATCTGCCTTCATGAATAACTGGATAGTCATGGTCGCCAATTTCATTCTTCACTTCTTCAGCTCGAACAAATTCCCAACCTTCTCTGAGTTTTTTGGAAACATTACCTGTATCCATAAAACCAGCACTTTCTACCCTTATCCATCTATGAGCATAACCTTGCGGTGCTCGGGGTGCATCTAAACTTGACGGTGGAGCCCAAGGTTTATTACGAGTTTCTACACTCTCTTTTGAGCTGCGTGAGGTTCTTTTCTTTACATTATCTGTCATATCGTTACTCCTTCACGAATTTAGCGTATTCTTCTAGTGGCACCCCTAATTTTTTAGCTATTGCTACTTGTGAACGGGTGAGTTTCACGGTTCTGCGTCCTTGCTGTTTACGCCCCGCTGAGGCAACAGTTTGAACGGGTCTTTTATCTTCAACTTTATCAGTTGTAAATTTCGTAGGGAAATAATCCCTCATCTGTTTATTAATTTCATTGTAATAGTCATCGGACTCTGAGTCAAACCCCTGTCCAACTAGATCTTCATGAATACCAAAAGCAGCATTAGTCATAGCTTTATCATTACCAAACCACGCGTTTTCTTCTGCCCATTCTTGTGCTCTTGGGCTAGCTGGACTAGCTTCTTGTGGTGCTGGTTGAGCTGGTTGAGCTACTTCAGTTTCTCTTTCTTGTTGTAACCTTTCTGTATCAGCCAGCTTAACTCTTGCTTTTTCTTTTTGAACAGCAAGTTGAGCTAGCTCATCATTAGCCTCTACAATTTTAGCAGAGTCTCCTGTGTCAATAGCATCTTGTAGTTTGATTCTAACTTGTTCTTTTTGAGCATCAACTCGAGCGTCAAACTCTTTAGCATACCCTGTATCAAGAGCTACATTACTTCTCTCAATATCTGAATATTTTTGTTGTAAGCCTTTTGCGTAATCTAAAGCGGCTTTTTCTTTTCTTTCGGCCTCTCTCATCTTACGAGTTAACTTATCAATACGTTTTTGTGTTTTTTCAGAAACTGCTTGAAGATTATCTTCTTTAGAAACCTCTTCTTTAGCTTCTTCAACAATTTCAGATTTAGTTTCTTCTTTAATAGGGTCTTTGTAACCTAAATCAACCTCACCGACCGCATCTGAAACGGATTCGACTTCTTGTTCGACAGGTTGCACCTCTATGCTTTGTTCTTCGATACCGTCAGTATCTAATTCAATTTCTTGCTGTTGTACTTCCGACATATTTTACTCCTAAAATAGTGCGAGGATATCCTCGGGTTTTTCAATTGTACCTACAATCTCATCATCATTAATAATTCTGTGCTCACCAAATTTGGTTTTAAATCTAGCTCCAGCATAACGGCCTATAACTATAAATTGACCTTCTTTACACCAAGGAGTTAAAAATTTTTCTTTATCCTTGTAACACATGTTTCCCATTTTAACGACATAACCAACCACTGATGTCATTTCAGAAGTTTCAAGGGTTTGTTCTGATAAAGCTATACCACCATCAGTCATTTCAGACATCTTCCACATTTTAATCAACATACGATATCCAACTGGATCAGGTAGTCGATCTATTTCGTCTAGATAGCTTTGAGTTAATTTTGGGGAATCTTGATTACTTTTAGATGTGATTGATTCATCCTTAATATAATCAGGTTTGATAATACTTGACTTACTTGTCATTTTTTACTCCTCGTTTTTTTGCAGGTCTGTTAAATCCTGTAGCAGTGCATCATAAGCACTGATCTTGCCCTTAGCATAGTTTAATTGTTCTATGTTGTCTACCCCATAGACTAAATGTTCAATAGTTTCTTGTTTTCTTTTTTCTATTGAATGTTTTATTGCCTGAATAGTATCTAAATCATACATTTTTAGCTTTGCCCTCAACAATAATTGTGTTAGCTCCAATTTTGTCTTCAAGTTCTTTTAATCTAGTTTCTAGTTGTTCTCTGCTCATACCTTCTAAAGTGTTGTGGGTAATTTCTTTTTTATCAACAAACAAACCAGCCAATTGCCCACTTCTAAATTCAGCGTTAATAGCTCCTGTGTATTGACCTTTTTGTTCAGCACCATCACGTAGACGTTCAAAAGTTTTATACCTAGTTAGTTTGTCTTTTTCGTAACGAGCTTGTTCTTCAGATAATTTTTGTTCTAAATATCGACACACATGTGGGTTTAAAGAAGGGTTGGTTAAACGACTACCCATCACCATTGCTGAGTTTTCGTTTTTACCTTTAAAACCAGCTTTAATGATAGCGTCTTTCTTTGAAATCTGACCCCAGTTAGCAACTAGTATATCGACAAAAGCTTTTTGCTTAGTAGTTATTTCATCGACAGTTTTCATGTTGTTTGCTTTTTGAGGCATACGTTACTTTGAACCTGTAAATTTTTGTCCTTTAACTTGAATACCACTTACACCTTTGATATCACTTTTTACACCAATTTCACGATGAGGGCAACCGCCGTGTTTTAGACCCTGTGGGTTAGGGCCTCGTTTAGGGGGTACGGTATTAGTAAGACCACCCCTTTTTTTAGTAAATGTTTTGCCTGATTTTAAAGATTTTTTAAATTTTCCCGCCCCTTTTAAAAACAAGACATCAAGTGCAGCTTCGCCTAAGCCTAACAGTTGATCTTTTGGAAAATTTTTATAACCTTCAGGGTCTTTAAATTTTGCTTTACGTCTATTTGCTAAAGTTACTTCGGTAAAGCTCTTTTTTTTACTAATATTTCTAGGCATAATTTTATCTCTTTAAAGTTTGTGGGGCATCATGCCACGAAAATAAAATTTACGATACTGTCCACCAATTTTTCTGTTAGGGTGTGCTGCCATTATTTTTGCAAGTTTATACATATTGCCTCCTTACTTATTTTTACTTTTATCTATACCTAATTTTTTTTCAGCTAACTCTAGCTTATCATCCGCTACTCGTATTCTTTCTTTACCCGCAGCTTCAGAGTCTTCACGTTCCATTCTATCTAAATCTAGGCGTTGGTCAAATTCATCAAGCTTTCTTTGTTCCTCTGCACTAAACTCTTGGCTCTTACGTTGCATATCCATCGCTCGTAAATCTAATTCTCTTTGTTTTAACATAACAATAGGGTCTTGTTGTTGATTACCTTGTTCTGCTTCAACTAATTCTTCAGTTAACGCTTGAACACGCTCGGCAACTAAAGATTCACTGACCACTACAAATTGATCTGGGTCAGTTTGTTGTAAGTTAGCCACTTCTGGAAGTTCATTTACTATTGTTTGCAGAACTTGTGCTCTTGCTTTAAATGAAATGTGCTCACTAATGTGTGCTTGTAGTAAAGCATACACTTGTGGGTTATTTTGTACCATTCTTGACTTCATAAAGGCCATATGAGTAAAAATATGAGCGTCATGGTTCTGTGTTTCAAACGCTTTTGGTATTTTCATCTGCATTGCTTCCATATTTTCAACCGCAGGGTCTTTGGGAGTTGGTTTTTGATCAGGTTTTAACAAAGTTCCAATATCTTTAGTTCCTAATGCAGCATAAACACGGCGATAAGCCTCATGAATGTTGTGAATCGCTGGATTGGTCTGTGCAATTTGCAATTGTGTTTGTGCAAGTGTCACTCTTTGTGTCATTGAGAAGATATTTGGGTCCGCAACTGGAATAACATCCACTTCTGGACTAAAATCAGCTTGTTTTACCATACGATCCCCACCGTAAACTGCATAAGGGTATACTGGCGGTAGGTAAGTTGCAAAAACTTTACCTAAAAGTCTAAATTCTTGTCTCATTCCATAGTAACAACGTTTGTGTATTGCACTCATGACCCTTGAGCCGCGTTCCAAGAGAGCAACAGTCGTACCGACAGCTGCTTTTTGACTACCTTCACCGACCTGCATGTCCGCAATGGCAGCAAATCTTTGTCCTGCTTGTACCACAAAACCTAATAACTGAAACAATACGTTCGAAGGTTCTTTGAACGGTAATATTTGGAACTGATCTTTAATGTTACCACCAGGTGCATCAACATCTCTGAACTCACCAGGTTGAAACGGTTGGTCATCATCACGAATACGCATACCTCTAGATTTAAACCCAGCAGGTAAGTTACTTAAAGTTCCTGCATCGAGTAATTGTCTAAGAGCGGCCGTTGCTGTCTTGCTCAAACCACCAATCATGTGTATCAAACCAAAACCATAGAAACCTAAACCAGGTAAAAACTTATAATGTACAAAGAAGTTCTTACGTTTGTACAGTTCATCATTAGGTTCGTAGTTACGGTAGATAGATAAAATTTCTGCAGAACCTTCATCTAAAGTTACAATGTAAGGTATCTTTATATTTTTCTCATCACTTTTATTTTCTGGGTCCTCTAAATCTAAATCAACGTGCATCTCTAAAATATTAAATTGATAGTCACTAATGCTATCTCCTGAATTAGAGACTCCACCTAGTTCGTTGTATTTCTCCTTAACCTCATCGTTATCTGTACGACTGGGTAAAATATCAACGTCTCGATAAAAACCACTTTGTTGTTTTTTAAGAATGTCATTCTCACTCATTCTCACGAGATGCGTGATTCGTTCGCAATCATTCAAGTCCGTTGCGTAATAAGGAACTACTAAATCTTCTGCAGGAACAAACTTAGATACCGCTCGTTGCATCACATCATCGTAGTAAACTTTTTTAAATGCAGATCCTGCAAGGGGTAAATAAAATAATAACTGGTCGAACTCTGGAGTGTACTCTTCCATCTCTTCCGTAATCATGTAATTCATAAATTCTTCGACACGCTGTGACTGCTCTTCTTTCTCGGGTGTTCTTGAGCCAACTACCTTAGCACTGACAGGACCGTCACTGGGTAACAGTTCTTTGTACGCTTGAGCTTGGAATTGAGTCACGGCTTCGGCTAGCATTGGATGAGTCACGGAACTCGCTCCGAGGAACGGGCCCGTCTCATTGTTATACTTGAACCCCAGTAAATCTAATCCTGAAGTATAGGATTTTTCCCAATCGCTTCGAGACTCTTTGTCTTTTTTGTAATCGGATATTAAATCCATAGCAATTCTGCTCAGTACACGTTCGTCCATGTCTTCAGCAAGGTTACCGTAAAATTCTTCAGCCATCTCTTGAACTTCCTGCATCATTTCTTGCACACCTTCTTCGGTGGGCTCCATAACCTCAACGTTCACAGGTTCATTAGAATCTTCAATGTCGGGAGTTTCAATTGCTTTGATATTATCTAGTTCTTCAGCCATAATTTTATATTCGGTTGTTTAATAATATTTATATTCTTTTGGGGGACGTTCTTCATTATCCACATAATCTGAGTATAACTCAACAAAGTTTCCTTGGCGATACCTTAGTATTGCTTGAGTCGTGGAATCTACATAGTCGTCATTGGCCCCGTGAGGAAAGGCTGCACACTCATCCATTACATCTTCTGCAAATTTTTCACCATACGGATACCACACGGACCCACTT